CGCACGTGACGATTGGGTGTGCAATGCTGGTATCTTTGTAGGTGAGGTAGCACCCAAGATAGTATTCATGTGTCTTTATCCAGTATGTATTCCGTTCATCCTTCCTAGTGTGTTGATGCACCTGATCAACAGTGGCCTCCTACATGTGACAGAGTACAGTTATAGCGTACGCGTAGCTATTCACGCTGCCTTAAATCTCGCCTATATTATAGATCCCTACAACACGCAGTATGCAATTTCTCGGGTGTATCACTTACTTGCTGCATCTCCTGCCATCCTCAAACATGTGTTTGGAACACCTGCGTCTCAAACAGGTGTAACATCACTACCTTTCGGCTCATTCTGGTCGGCCGTCTCGGGAGGATCCGCAATATGTGCCGTACGTAAAGGTGTCGACAAAACGCTTCGCATCAAAATTGATGGCGTTCCGTATCCTCTGTTGCAGGCTTCGCAGAGGTTAGCTGAATACTCCGCCAACCACTACGAGGAAAAATTGCGAGTGTATCCTATCATATCACCAGTACAGTTTTTTGACAGACCAGAGGTGAGTGATCGGAAGGAGATTTGTGGCGCCCCGTACGTTTTTGTCAGACCGTCGTGTTCTCCTATCAATCTGCTAAATTGTGCCCTGCATCGCTTGATGGCCGCTGTACCCGAGTACGATGACCGTTATTGGGCGGAACTACACACGTATTGTAGACAAAAATTTTTTGCTGGTAAGAAGGTACAACATGATTTGACCCTTGTCGATGCAGTCAAGAAGATGGATCCAACCAAGCGAGAGCGTTTGTTGTCCGCTTATGAACGTGCAAATTCTCAAGGGTACATTGAACCTGCAAGTGTTAGTATATCAGTGAAGCATAATGAAGTCATCGCCCCAAAAGAACTTCCTCTGTTCATCAAGCCGCGCGCTATCGCACAGAACTCTCCTGAGTATCTCGCGCTTACAACTGTTCATAACCACCAGATGGCTGACATTCTTCATGATATTTGGAATGAAGAGCAGATATATGACATTGCCGGCGAGAAAGTCGCGTTCATCTTTGCAAGCAACTACACCGCCAATATGTTGAATCACGCTTTCGAGAAGATGTTGTCGGAATCCACAGTTTCATATGTCTTCGTTGCAGGCGATGACAATTTCACCAAGCGAGTCGTTGATCAGCAGGTGGTATACCACGAAGGTGATTTTTCTATGTACGATAGCACGCAAAGTGCTGCTGCCCTTGACGCTGACGTTCTGGACATGGTAGAGGTAGGTTTCAGTCAACAACAGGCTGAGATGGAGAACCATTGCATAACGTTACCTTTCAAGATAGTGCATATTACAAAACACTTGAGATTGAATATTGATTTCTCGATCGACCCTGTACAACTTTCCGGTCGTGGGTCTACTACATGGGGGAATTCCTCACGAAACATCAAGTCGAACGTACATTGGATAAGGCAAGGTGGGACCATGGTTGATGCTGCAGCCTCCCTCGGTTTCAAACTAAAACACCGCCAGTTTGCGGAGCCTGACCAAGGCACTTTCCTCAAAGGCTGGTGGTGCAGTTGTTCCGACTCTAGATATCGATGGCTTCCGCTCCCTAGTGCTGTGCTCAAAATGGCGAAAATACTAAGACACCCACGCGATATTTTTCCTGATATGGATGACGAAGCGGCGTACCGCTCAGTGTTGTACGCACTCAGCTCTTCTCCTGGTTACGTCCCTGCGGATTACCCTATTTTGGGTCCTTTCATCCAAAAAATGAAGAGCCTCGGTACGTATACCGATGTAGATATTTCTCACAAAAAATATCGTATCGTTGTACCCCCATTTGAAGCGCGGCTTGATAGAGACAGAATGATTGAGAAAATCTACACCCGATATGAAATCACGCAAGAAGATATCGAGAGTTTTGAACGGATGATTTCACAAATCGACTCATTGCCAGTCTTGTTGGAC